GGGCTGAAAGGCTTTTAATTGAACTTTGCCCAGACAATACAGAGTTTAAGAAGCTTACAGCCAAGAATAGGACTGAAGAGCGGATAGATTTGCTACGCCAGGCCATTGCAGTGCTTTTAATCAATGGCATCCCAACAGCAGTGATTGCCAAAATCCTTAAACTTGGCCAGGGGGCAGTCCAATATCATGCCAGGTGGTTAGAGAAAAACGGTAAGATTGTTAAGCCTGGGAGATTTGCACACTGGATTGATGCAGAACAGGTGGCTATATGAGATTCTTGGTAATGTTTGTTGCCCTTTTGGCTCCATGCCAAGCCACCAACATACTTATTGAGCCTGTTTCAAAGCCTAAAAAGCTGATTAAAGCCAGAATTACAGCTTACTGGGCTCACCCAAGCCAAGACCCATGGACAACCAGGTATGAAAGTTCAACAGGCAATAGGCTTGTTAGTGGTAAGACCTGTGCTGTCGACCCCAAAATCATCAAATATGGCTCCAGGGTAAAGGTGAATGGGAAAACCTATGTGGCTAAAGACACTGGAACAGCAGTGGTGGCAAAGAAGGCCAGCTATGGCAGGGCTCCAGTAATTGACCTGTTTTTCTCAACCCAGAAGCAAGCCATGGCAGAACTGAACAGGGTAGGCAGGTATGCCTGGGTAGAAGTGGAAAATTAAACGGTATGCCCTCTATAAATCAAGACCCAGCAGACAGCATCCTGGCCAGCTACACCCCAGATATTGCCTCAGAAATTGATACCAGGGAGGATGTGGTAAAGGAGAGGCTTTCCAAGATGAAGGGCATGAACCCAGCCATTAGCCTGGATGAACTAGCCAAGATGGCCGCCCAGGTGATTCAAGACACCATCCAAACAGAGTTGAGTGGTCCGCTACTCAGAACCAAAAGGGATGATACCCTGGATGAGGCATTACTAGCCCTAGCTACCAACAGGAGCCCAGAAAGCCTCACTAGCATTGCCAAGAAATACATCAATCCACTGACAGGCAAGCCCTACACCAGGGCGGCTTTATCAGCCAGGTTATCTGAGCTATCCCAAAGAACAGGGCTTGTGTTGAGGGTGCAGAGGTCTCAAAGGGTTAGGGAGATTTACAAGGAAAGGGCTCTTAGGATTCACCAGAGAAGACGCCAGGAATGTCCGAAATGGCCAAAGGGAGCCTGGGAAAAGGGCATCAAGAAAACGGTAGGGAGGGGCAAAAAGTGAGGTCTGGGAGCAAAGTTGTGTGCCTGGACGACAGGTTCCCAACAGACATACTGGTCTATTACAACAGCCTACCAATCAAGGACAGGGTCTATATTGTAAGGGATATGGGCATAGGTATTGGCCTGGATGGCCAGCCAGGTGAGGTGGTGGTTTATTTGCAAGGGCTTGAGAACCCATGCTCTAGTGTGCCACCCCATGCAGAGAGAGGCTTTGCACAGCACAGGTTTGCAGAATTGGAACCACCAGCAGAGGAAGCCCAGGAGGCACAAATGCCATGGGAAGCCTTTGCACAATAAGGAGACACAAGCACATGAGTAAGGCAATCATCCAGGACAACGAAAAGCAGGTAGGATTGGAGCTACAAAAAACGGTAGCCAAACTACGCCAGGCCAGGGAACAGGCAATCCAGGACATGGCAGAAGCCATCAGCCTAGCCGCCGATGCAGGGCAACTGCTATTGTCAGCCAGGAGTGAGGGGCTGGATATTGAACAAGTGCTTGATATTGGTGGCATCAATGGTGAGGAAGGCAGACGCCTGGAGAGGGTAGCCAAGGCTAAGACCATGCTGGCCAGCCCTAAGCCAGGGGAACTCAAACAGCTATGCCTATGGGCAGGTATCTTGCCAGACCCCATTGAGGGCTCAAGCCCAAGACCACAAGCCCATTGGCTAGCCTATGTATTCAAGGCCAAGCAGTGGGTAGCCAAGAAGAGCCCATCAGCCTGGTCAGAAGCCCAAAGGCTAGAGTTCATCGAGGAGGCCAAGCCCCTGGTAGAGGCATGGGTGGAGGCAGGTGGGAGCCTGTGAGGAAGCCACGCAAAGGCACCTGGGAGCCCCGCCACAAGCCTAGCCATGCATGGCCAGCCCATGGACACCATACCCCCCTTGCTGGGGTGGAGCCTGGTAGGCCAACCTGGGCAATAAATAAACGGTAGCCCCCCTGGAAATACATGGGAAATCACTTGTCCATATCAAAAACAAACAGCTAAATCTATGCATATTAAGGGCTTAAAGAAGGAAAAGGCACATTCTCTTGAGTAGGCACATCACATGAAAGCACTCCATTTGATGTTCTTTTGCCTAGCCTGGGAGTTTGGCTTCTTGGTATATGCTCTATATCAAGAGGTTACAAAAGCCAAGAAAAGCCATGAACGACCTGTTGATTCCCAAGGACTTACACAAGGAAGTAGCACTTACAAAAGCTTGAGTGTTGATACTACCCATACTTATGACTTTAAAAGTAATAGCTTCTGTAAGTTGTTGTCAATAAAAAACATAGATAACTTTTTACAGGTCATTTTTCTGCACGGCAGGTTCCGAGCCGACGAGTCTTTGTGCGAGTTGCTTAAAAAACCATATTGTAAAAAACTGATATAAAAAGCTTTATGAATAAAGACCAAAAATTCCCAACACTGATTCAGAAGAAAATCTCTGAACTAATTCCAGCATCATACAATCCCAGAACAATTTCTAGTGATTCCCTTGGAAGGCTCACAAAAAGCTTGCATGAGTTGGGGAATCTCCAGCCCATCACCTGGAACGCCAAGACAGGTAGAATTGTTGGAGGCCACCAAAGACTCAAATGTTATATGGCCATGGGTGTGGATGTTGTAGATGTCTGGGCAGTATGGCTGGATGAACAAAAAGAAAAGACAGCAAATATAGCTCTGAATAAATTGAGTGGAGAGTTTGACCTGCCACAACTCAAAGACCTAATTGAAGAACTGGACACTGGAGAGGTAGATTTGGACATTACTGGGTTTGGTGCCGATGAACTTGCTGACCTAATGGAGCAAGCACCACCAGAGGATGAGGACAAAAAAGCAGATGGTGAAAAATGCAAAGCCTGTGGCAGACCTTTGTGATGAATGAAGATTACCCTTCAGCAGTTAAGCTAGTTTATGATAAGACAAAAAGAGCTTTGCCAGAAATGGGGATATACTCCAGGACAAATTTCAAGAATGGTAAAAAGGGGAATGCCGTTGGAGTCAGAAGCTTCAGCCATGCGATGGAGGCTGGAGAACATGAAGATGCCAAAGAAACACGCCATTCCAGTAGAGCCAAGCCAAGAAAGCAATGAACAACCAGAACCAGATGCAATATCCAATGAGGATATTTCAGCAAGCACAAGCCTGGGAAGGGTTCTTAGGGCAGAAAGAATTGAGCTATCAGCGGCCAGCAAGGTTGGAAAAGCACTTAAAACAGACAACATATTCCAAATCAAAGCCGCAATCCATGCCCATAATGAAGCCAGGAAGGGCTATGAAGATGCCAAGAGATGTCATGAAGAGGAAAAGGCTAGGCTTCGACAAACACTTTCGGCAGACGAAGTTCAAGAAACTCTTTCTAAGTTCCTCTCTCAAATCCGTTCACTACTGGATGCTATGCCATCATCAGTTGCAACCAGGGCAAATCCAAGTGACCCAGAATGCTCTAAAAAAGCAATTCAAGATGCAGTAGATCAATTGATGATTACCATTCAGAAAACAGAAGATGAGGCATTCAAATGAATGAAAGTTTTTTATTACTATTGGTTGGCCTTGTTGTAGTGTGCATCCTTGGTTCTATTCTTGATGACATTCTAAAATGAAACGATCACCACTAAAAAGAAAGACACCGCTCAAGAGAGGTGGAAGGCTAAAGCCTGTTTCAAAGAAAAGAGCAAAGCAGAACAAGGTTTATTCTGCTGTGAGGCTTGAGTATCTTCAGCACAATCCACTATGTGAAAGATGTTGGAAAAAGGCAGATCAAATCCACCACAAAAGGGGAAGGTTTGGAGAGAGGCTTAATGAGAAAGAATTTTTCATGGCAGTATGCATGACTTGCCACAACTGGATTCACAGCAACTCAATTGAGGCATACTCAAAAGGCTACCTGCTGTTTAGATGAATGAAGCTTGTTCCTTTCATGAAGAGCTTCTTGATTCCCAAGAAGCAATTATCAATTTCAGAATGGTGTGAGCAGAGCCTGGTTCTTTCACCAAGAATCACAAACATACCCGGCCCCTATAGCACCAATCTTACACCCTATGTGAGGGAGCCACTGGAGGCTTTTGGGAATGATTCTGTGAGAAGAATTACCCTGGTGTGGGGAGCCCAGACATCCAAGACAACCACAATTCTTGCGGGGCTTTCCTACAGGCTGGCAGTTGAACCATGCCCAGCACTTTGGGTAATGCCATCTGAAGCACTGGCAAGATCATTCTCTGAAACCAGGTGGTTGCCAATGGTGGATGATTGCCCTGTGCTGGCAAAGGAAAAGCCAGAGAATACAGACAAAATAAAGATACTCGAACAGCACTTCAGAAAGATGAGCCTTTGGTTTGTGGGCTCAAACAGCCCAGCCAATCTTTCCTCTAGGTCGGTTTCACTTTTGATGCTCGATGAGGTTGATAAATTTTCTGACGGCACAAACTCAAAAGAAGCTGGGGCATTGCAGTTGGCAGAAGCCAGGGTTGCAACCTATCCAAATCACCTGGTTGTTTCTACCAGCACACCAACCACAGCAGATTCAATCATCTGGGCAGAGTGGCAAAAGGGAGATATGAGGTTTTTCTTTGTTCCATGCCCCCATTGCGGCCACAAACAAAAACTTATTTGGGAGAGGGTGAAGTGGGATGAAAAGGCAAAGCTGGAAGATGGTGTCTATGATTTTGGGATTGTGAAAAATTCAGCCTATTATGAATGTGAAAACTGCCAGAAGCCAATTAGGGATGGCCACAAAACAATGATGCTGAGGGATGGTGAGTGGAGGCCAACCAACCCCAAGGGTGAACCAGGCAGAAGGTCGTATCATTTGAATGGCCTATATCCACCATGGGTAACCTTTGGAAGCCTTGCAGTTAAGTTCTTACAAGATAAGCATAGCGGAATCATAGGGCTACAGGACTTTGTGAACAGGGTTCTTGCAGAGCCATGGATGGAGCACGACCAAGAGAGGGTGGAGATTGTCCCAGGTAAATATAAACTTGGGGAAGTGAACATGGGTGAAAAGCTTGTCATGGCCTGTGATATTCAAGAGGCCGGCGGCTTCCATGCTTGGTGTGTTGTGAGGGCTTGGGATATGGACGGCAAAAGCAGATTGGTATGGGCTGGAAGGCTTGAAACCTGGGGAGACATCAAAGCCAAGGCAGATGAGTTCAATGTTGAGCCTAAAGCAGTGTTCATTGATTCTGGTGACCAGACTCGTGATGTTTATTTGCATTGTTGCCAATGGGGCTTTATTGCCCTGGTTGGTTCAGATAGATCAAGTTTTTCAGAGATTGTGGGTGAGCAAAGAGTTCAAAGACCTTATGCCAGAATTGCAAATGGAGACCCATTCAGTGGTAAGAATGTTGGCTCTAGGGAAGGCTGGAAATGGAAGCTTTGCCCAGTTTGGAGGTGGTCAAACCCAGCAATCAAGGACATCTTGGCAAACCTTCTAAAAACAGACGGCTTCATTGCAGAGGACACACCAGAAGTCTGGAAAGTTCACATCTCATCTGAAACCAAGGTTGAGGTTAAGAACCCAATGACAGGAAGAACCAGGAGGGTGTGGAAGCAGATAGGCAAGCATAACCACTTACTTGATTGTGAATGCATGGCCGTTGTGGGTGCGGCCTTACATAAGAGGCTGAAGATCATGCCCGCAGGCTTGACAGAGGAGATTGAACATGGCGAAGGGTGATTTTATTGGTTTGCCCATTGCCACCTTAAATTCCCTGCGTGATAAGTATATTACTTGCTTGGAGGCAATTGCGGTGGCAGGTGCAAGTTATTCTATTGCTGGAAGATCATTCAGCAGAGCCAATCTATCTGAGGTGAGAGAGATTATTGCAGAATTGACTATTGCAATTCAATCTGCATCTGGCACAAGAATCAGAACCACCTATGCAAAATTCGGCCCATGAAGCTTAAGCAGACATTCCTGGACAAGCTTGTTTCGTTTGTAAATCCCCAGGCAGGGGTTCAAAGGCTGATGGCTAAAAAAGCCCTTACAAAGTTTGAATATGATGCAGTAAAATACACCAGGGAAAGGCGTGGGCCGAGCAATCTATCTGGTGCAGAGGACTATAGATCAAATTATGATCGTGTAGAACTGATGAAGAGGGCAAGAGACCTGGCTGAAAACAATGGCCTTGTTCGCTCCATCTTGATGAAGTTTGCAAGCCATGTTGCATCAAATATCACATACCAGGCCAGGACAGATAAGCCCAAGGTAAATACTGAAATTGAAGCCTATTGGAATCAGTGGTTTGAGAATTGTGACCTATCAACCAGACATACAGGCTCAACCCTTATGCAGGTTGCAACCATGTCCATGCTCCGAGATGGAGATTTTCTTTTTGTATTGGTCAGAGATAAAGATGGAGACTTGAGGCTCCAGGGAATTGAATCTGATAGACTCGGCGACCCTTACAAAACTTATACAAGCTTGGAGCTTATTGGCGGTATTCACATTGATAGGGGAACTGGTGCTCCTACTGCTTATGATATTTATAATCGTAGCATTGGAGATTTTTATACATACCAGGCAACTATTCCAGCAAGCCAGGCATTCCACTACTTTGACCCACTTAGGATTGACCAATACAGAGGTGTGTCTGCTTTTCATACAGCCATCAATGATGCCACTGATATTTATGACATTGTGAACTTTGAAAAACTGGCCGCAAAGGTTGCCAGTTCACAGAGCGCAGTTGTGAAGAGGTCGAACAACAATGCCTCTGACCTTAGTGCATTAACCACAGAAGAAAACTTTGATAATCAACAAATTAAGTTGGAATCAATGGAATCTGGAAAGGTTAGTTATCTTGAGCCTGGAGAGGACATTATTTTCCCAGACGGCCCCAGCAGACCCAGTGGAGCCTTTGCAGAGTTCCATAAAATTTTGCTGAGAAACATTTGCATGGGACTTGGAATCCCATACTCCTTTGCTGTCGACCCATCTGCCATGTCCGGCCCCACAGCCAGGCTTGAAATGCAACAGGCTGGAAGAACCTTCAACAGATACCAGAAGCTTCTCAATGATAAGGTTCTTAGCCCAATCAAGAACATTGTTATTGCTGATGCTGTAGCCAGGGGAATGATCAGTGGGAATGGAGCCAAAACAACCAAGGGCTTTTTTAACTTTGGAGCCAATGTATCTATCGACCTTGGACGGGAGTCGGCATCAGCTATTGCAGAGTTCAAGGCTGGACTGAGAACTGCTTCAGATATTTACTCCGAAAGGGGTATGGATGTTGAGGCCGCCTTTAGGGCAAGAGCCATTGAGACCAAGATGATTCAAGACCTGGCAAAGGAATATGGAGTTCCAGCCCAGGCAGTTTCTGAAATTCTGCTTCCTACAGGCCAGCCAGTGCAACAAGGCCAACCAGGGCAAACAACCCAAGATGGTCAGCCAGTGGCAGGGCAAGAGGATGTTATTGGCCAGAGCCTCAATGGAGCCCAGGTTGCCTCTCTTATCAATGTTATCAATGCAGTTGCGGCTGGTGCATTGTCCAAGGAGGGTGCAGTTTCAGTTATCACAGCCGCATTCCCAACTATTTCAAGGGAACAGGCCATCGGAATTGTTGCTGGTGTGCAGTCTGGAAAAATCATTCCAACCACAGAAAAAGAAAAACAAGCCGCCCAGGATGGTCAAAAGGATGAAGGCCAGGGAGGAGCTCCAGTTCCAGAAATACCAAAAGCCCCAGTTCCTCCAACAGGCCTGGAAGAATTAAAATGCCCACTACCAACTCAAGATATAAAGCTTAATTTAGAGAACAGACAGACAGCAGTTGATAAAGCTAACTACGGGCCAGCCAATCCAAATGAACCAAATGAGGACTACTGGGAGGCAAAGGCCAATGAGTTCCAGGGTGATGTTGCAACAGCAAAGAAAATGCTTTGTGGTAATTGCGCCGCATTCAATCAGACCAGCAAGCTACTGGGTTGCATTAAAAATGGAATTGGTGAAGATGCAAATGAGGTGGCACTTGGTGGAGACCTTGGATATTGTGAAATTTTTGATTTCAAATGTGCGGCTAAAAGAACCTGCGATGCCTGGATTGTTGGCGGGCCAATTACAGATAAAAAAAAAGAAACTCAACAAGCACTAGCTAGCCTAAACAAGCAAGAGCTTAAAATGCTCATTGCTGGGATGATGGGTGGGATTGAGTTAGGCAAGTATGATGGTATTGATTTTACCCCACCACAGGGAGCCAGTGAGGCCGCTAAAAGGGCTTTGGATGTAAGGGAAGGGAAATCAGCCAGCCAAAAGGGAATGACAGCTGTAGGCATAGCCAGGGCGCGGGATTTGATCAATGGGGTCAAGTTCTCCCCAGATACAATCCGCAGAATGAAGGCATTCTTTGATCGCCATGAAGTCGATAAGAAGGGTGAAACCTGGGATGAGCAGGGCAAGGGCTGGCAAGCCTGGAATGGATGGGGTGGTGATGCTGGCTATTCCTGGGCAAAGAAAGTGGTTGGCCAGATGGAGTCAAGGGACAAGAACCTTTCAGAGCCACAAGAGACAACAGAATTTGTTGCAGAAGCAAATCTTAACCCGTGTGGAATGAAGGATGATGGAACTTTTGATGATGAGAATAGCTGTGCAAATGGCTATGGAAGGCCAAAACTTGTTGGTGGCTATAAGCCAAAACGCCCAGGTGGAAAGATTCCACCCAAGCCAGTTAAGCCAACACCAGTAAAGCCAACACCAACAGGAACAAAGCCTAAGCCACCACTTCCACCACCCCCACCACCACTTCCTCCACCTGGTGGGAAAAAGCCAACAGATGAAAAGAAGTCTAAATTTCCAAACTCAAAAAAGGACTATGACAGCAAGGAAAGGGCATCTCTCGAATCAGCCATTAAAGGCAATCAAAAGGAACTTGATTCAGTAAGACAAGCAGTTATCAAGAAGTCAGAAGATACACTAAAAGAAATAGATTCTGCAAAAAATAATATTACTGAATCACAAAAACAATTAGAGGAACTTAGGGCAAAAGCAAGACCCCTAAGAGACAAGGCCGTGCAATATAGAGAAGCAAAAGATGTAAAGAATTATCTTGAAACACAAAAAACCCTAGATGTTGAATACGCAAAAATTAACAAACTAGAGCAAAACATTGAAGAGCAAGAAAAGAAAATAAAAACAGAAAACGAAAAAGCCAGGCAAATTGGATTTTCTGAAATCAAAAAAGATATGCTGGCCGTAAATAAACAGGATGGATTCTCACCAGAGCAATTAGCAAAGGCAACTCAAGAGCTAAAAGAAAAACAACAATCAGCAATTGTTAATGATCGTAAATCTATAAAAGATAGCACCATTCAATATGTTAAGGAAAGAAGAGATGAGGCACAAGGAGCACTAAGAGAGATATGCAATCCAAACATTCACACTGAATCACTAACAAGACCGGTTACATATTGGAATGAGAAAAGAGCAGATTCAACTGCAACAATAGTGCAGTTTGTAGATGGAACAAGAAATTCAACAGGTGGTGGAATAAGGGTTAGTATAGAGACACCGACAAAAACCTATATGCATGAATATGGGCATCAAATTGAAGATGGAAATGCAGAAGCAAAAGACCTTTGCACGGAATTTCTTAATAAGAGAACTGCTGGTGAAAAGATTCAAAAGTTCCAAAAGACAATGCCAGGCTACGGCTACAAAAGATATGAGAAGGGTTCAGCAGATGGATTTGGAAAGGCTCACGCAGAACTTTTTCCAGAATTTGATACAAATAACCGTGCATATTATACTGGCAAGAGATATGATGATCAACCATTTGGAGCAAGTTCAAAGTATATTGGAGCAACAGAAGTTTATTCCATGGGAATGGAATTGCTTCACAGGAACCCAGCAAAGTTTGCCAAGGTTGATCCAGAGTGGTTTGATCTAGTTACTGGAATTGCAACTGGAAGATTGCTAAAGAAAACAAGGGGAATAGAATAATAACTATTATGATCAAAATTTTTGCTATTTTTTATGATGATGAGAAAACATTGATAACCATAGATGATGAGGGTATTTCAATTGATTCTAAATATGATCAAATTATTAAGCTTATAAACTCAGTATATGATCGGGCTATTAAAAATTATGGGCCGTCAGATGGCTTCTTTGGTAAATACCTAGCAATGCAGTTAGATAAGTATGGGGCAGAAATAGTAGAAGTATCAGATACAGAAGAAGAAAAAGCAAAAGAAGACGCAGTCTATTAGGCTTTGGGCTTTGACATAATGTGGGCTTTTATGCCCCTGCCCCTACCTAGTGGTGATGAGTCCGAACAGGACTTTGTTTCTCGATTCATGGGAGATGAGGAAGCAATAAGCAAGTTCCCAGATGAGACTCAAAGGGCGGCCGTGGCCTACAGCACTTACAGGGATGAAGAGGAAATGGAGTCTGGTGATTTTGGCGGGGTAAGCATTCTAGAGATTGGCGAGGCCAAGGGGCACGATTTATTTGTGGACAAGGTAAGCCTTGAGAAGGCTATGGAGATAATGAACAAGGCTCCCAATGGAGTTAAGGTTAAGATGAACCACGGTTCTGGATTGGACGCAGTCGTTGGCTTTGCAAAGAATGCCAGGATTGATGGCAATAAACTAGTTGCAGACCTAAAGCTTTTGAAGAGTAGCCAACATTATGGATTGATTAAAGAGATGGCAGATGAGGCTCCAGACCAGTTTGGAATCTCCCTGGCATTTGTGAATGAGAGTGAGTCAATCAATGGCAAGGACTATATCAGACCCCAGAGCATTGCCTCTGCTGACCTGGTTTCCAGCCCTGCGGCAACTAATGGATTGTTTGAGGAAATAGTCAAGTTTATGGAAAAGGTTAAAGAATTTAGATGCTGGGATGGTTATAAGCCAGCAAAGGGAGTTAAGCCCTATGAATCTGGTTCTTGCGTAAAAGCAGAAAAGAAACTCGGCTATATGGCCGGAGGTAAGCCAATCCCCGTCGATCTGCCCAATGCAGTTGTTGAAGGTGATGGTTTGACAAAAGAAGGAGAAACAATGGAAAACAATTATTCTAAAGATATCGAGGATATCAAGGTTCGCCTAGCGGCCATTGAAGATTCGATGAAACCCAAAAATGAAAAGATGGCTGAAGTGCCTGTGGATGAGCAAGCTGTTGTGGAAGATAAGGCAGTTGCAGATGGCGCAAAAGCTGAAGGTGAATCTGTTGAAGAGGAAAAGCAAGAAGAGGCAATGAGTGAAGTGGTGAAGAAAGTTCTTACCCAGTTTGGCATCAAGCCCATTCCTGCGTCTCCTGCTGTTGAGGTTGCCCTTGAAAAGAAAGAGGAGCCAAAGAACTTTGAAGAGCTTGTTTCTGGTCATTCGGAATACAAGACTTCGAAGCTGAAGGCCATGAAGGCCGTCATGCTTTCCAACCCAAAAGAATATGCTGAGGCTCTTAGCCGCGGCATTAAGAACATCTAACAAAAGGATAAATAGAAATGAGCACGCAAATTGATAATGGGTATCGGACTTTCTCAACATCGTCCGCTATCTCTGCTTATCGCATGGTTCAGCCTTCTACCGTCACTGCTGGTGGCGTTGATGTGGCTGTAACTGGTGCGACCAAAGCTATTGGTTCAACCCTTGAAGATGTGGCGGCTAATGGTTATGTGACCGTGAAGCTGTTCCATCCTACCTTCTTCGCAACCGTGAGTGGCGTGGCCGCTGTGGGTGATGTGATGAAATTCGATGCCGCTGGCCAAGTTACCACTCTAGCGGCAAACCTTGTTACTGCTGGAATCGCCCTGGAAGCCGCTACTGCGACTTCTGCTGTGATTGAAATTGCAGTGCCAATGTTCTAACCCATAACCAAGAAAGAATAATAATACAATGAGTTTTATTTCTGGTGGCACAACCATTCGGGCCGAT